GCGCTGCCGGCGGCGGTGTCGGTGGGGACGAGCATGACGTCGCAGACGCCGGTGTCGGTGAGCCGGGTGTAGACCATGTCGCCGAGCGGCATCGGCCCGTCCGAGAGCGCCTCGGCGACGTCCGTGGCGGCGGTGAACGCGCCGGTTGTGCAGTCGATCGGGAAGACGCGCGGCACACCGAAGGGGACGCCAGTGTCGTCATAGGTGACGCTGTTCTGGAAGAGCTCTTGGACGAGGGCGCCGGCGTCGATCGTGTCGGGGAAGATCCAGTCTGCGACGCGGCCGACGTCGTCGCGGGTGTTCCGCTTCGCGAGCCGGATCATCGAGTCGTAGCAGGTGATCTGGGCCTGCTGTGTGTTCTCGTCGCCGGTGTAGTCGAGCCGCCAGATCTCGGGGTTGGCGATCAGGACGCCGTTGCGCTTGGCCTTGACCGTGCGGATGCCTTCGGTGAGGTAGCGGTCGCCGTCGGTGTGGATCGTCTTCCAGACGTCCTGGTCGGAGGGTCCGTTGAGCACGAGCGAGAACGGCCGGTTGAGGCGTGGGCTGACGGTTGCGGTGACGTAGCCGGTGATGTCGGCCAGGACGGTGTCGACCTGGTCGCAGAGCTCGAACGTCCAGACGCCGTCGGCCACCTCGAGCTCCTCAGGCGATCGTGATGGTCGGGTCGATCGCGACGAGCCCGAACGAGTACTTCTTGTTGTATGCGGGCCCCGAGTAGGTCGGGAGGATGTCGCAGCGGACGGTGATCGAGTGGAGGGTCAGGCCGGTCGGCGTCCATTCGTAGGTGCCGGTGATCGCGGGGTCTCCGAAGATCGACTCGCATGCTGCGAGCAGGCTGGCCTCGAGCGTGCTCAGGTCAGCGATCGAATCGACGTCGATTAGGCCGCCGAAGGTGGGCTCGCGGGCGGCCTTGAAGAAGCGGTGCCAGATGCCGCCGTCGGAGACGGGCTTGTCGTCGATCGCGGCACGCGCTGGCGCGCCGTCGAGGCCGGAGCAGGAGTCAGGGTCGTGGAGGAACGTCGGCGTCGTGTCGGCGTTGAAGACGACCGTGCCGACGGGCGTGATCAGGCTGGCGGGGGCGCTGTACTCAGCCATCGAACGCGGCCCCCATCGCGGAGCGAGCCATCCGCGCCTGCCTGTGCTGGTCGACCGGCGGTGCCGGGAACGACTGGTTGATGACGACCGTGGGCTTGCCGTCGGGGTTCGGGAAGACGTTGCCGGCGTAGGTGAGATAGACGTCGCGCAGCTGCTGCAGGAACTGCGCCTCGGCCTGGTGGAGCGCGTCCTGCTTCTGCTTGGCGGCCTGGTCCTTGGCCTTCTTCAGCTTCTGGTTGACCTGCGCGCGGGCTTTCTCGGCGGCGATCGCGTCGGCGGCGTACTTGTCGCGCTGCTTGCGCGCGAGCTGCTGGTCGTGCGCCTCGGCCTTGTAGAACGAGATCTCGGCGGTCAGGTCCTTCCGTTCGGCGATCAGGGCCCGCTCGAGCGCCTTCTTGTTGTCGCCGGCCTTCGTCTCGGCGAGCTTGGCTCGGGCGAGGTTCAGCTTCAGGCGGCGCTCCTCGGCGTCGAGGCGCTTCTGGTAGTTCGCCTTCGCATGGTCGGCGCGCTTCTTGGCGCTGTTCGCGGACTGCGTGTCGAGCGAGTCGATCTGGCCCTGCACGGCGTCGAGGGCTTGGTAGACGGCGAGCCGCTGCTTCTGCGTTTTCGCGAGCTGCAGCTCGCGGAGCAGGAACTGCTTCTGCTCCTCCAGCGCCGTCTTTTGCGCCTTGACGTCGTTCTCGAACTGCGCCTTGGCGAGCTTCTCCTGGAGGCTGACCGGGATCGTCGTCGTGAACGTGGGCTTCGCCGGTCCGTCGTGGTGATGACGATGGCGGGCCCGGTTCGCGTAGTACGCCTTGAGCGCCTTGTCTGCCTGCAGGTGCTCGGCGGTGAGCGGGTCGGTGTGGAGGAGGAAGCTGCCGTTGATCGTCTCGTCGATCGTCAGCCGGATCGTCTTCGCGTTCGGGATCCGATGGATGTCCCGCGCGATCTGAATCAGGTTCTGGATCACCCGGGCCATCTGCGGGTTGCTCGACTTCATTGCGTCCGCGAGCTTCTGCATCCGCTCGAGGTAGGTCTGGAGATGCTCCGCGTCGGTCGTGTTGAACAGCTGTCGGCCGGCGATCTCGGCGTGGGTCGCGTCGATCGCGACCTGATTCAGCTTCGTCCCGAAGTCGCGGGTCGCCTGGGCGTCTTCGGCGACGAGCTTCGTGTGGGCGGTCTGGGCTTTGTTGAGCTGCTGCTGGTGGTAGAGGAGGTTGAGGTTCGCGACGCTGAGGTTTGCCTGGGCGGCCTGGAGCTGGTCGAGCGCGGCGGCATGAGCTTTGGTTCCCCTGGTCGCCTTCTCTTCGGCCTGGGCGGCCCGGACGGCCTGTTCTGCCTGATCGCGGGCGACGCGATCGTTCGCGATCTGGGCGTGAAGCTGGACGATGTCGTGGCCGGCGCGGGTGGCGGCGGCTCCGAACTGGCCGACACTGCGGCCCATCGCGGCGAGCTGCTCGTCGAAGGACGGCCCAGAATGAATGAGACTTGAGACGGCGCCGACGAGGCCTCCGATCGCCGCGCCCGCAGCGGTTCCGACGCCTGGCTCGATGAGGGTGCCGATGCCTGCTCCGACGCCGGCGAGGTCGAGCGCGCGGCTTGTCGCCTTGCCGGCGGTGCCGGGGATGACGCTGCCTGCGATGCTGCCGGCGAGGAGGCCGCCGCCGGCGAGCAGGCCGGCGGTGCCGAGCTTGCCGCCGATCCCGCCGAGCAGGCCGCCGGCGCCGGCCGCGCCGAGTGCGCCCTCGCTGGCGCCGAGCGCTGCCACTTGCTCCTCGGTCAGGGCGAGATTCGCGCGGAGCGCGGCGAGCTGCTCGTCCGTGAACGCGAGCGATTCGCCGGCCTGGACGCCGCTGCGCTGGAAGGCGGCGCCGATCGTCTGCACGGCGCGGACGACGCCGGCGACCGCGAGCAAGAGCGGGCCGCCGACGGCGAGCAGACCGACGATCACTCCGACCGCGACCTTGATCGGGCCGGGGAGATGGCCGAAGCCGTTGACGAGGGCGGTCACGACGCCGACGATGTCGACGAGGACGGGTGCGATCTTGGCGCCGGCCGAGGTCAGGTCGGACTCGATCGTGGCGAGGTCGTGGTGCAGCTCGTAGGCCTGCGAATGGAGATAGGCCTTCTGGTTGGCGGCGAACCGCTTCGACTGTGCGTCGACCTGGACGAGCTTCTGCTTGTAGCTGGAGACGGTCGAGTCGAGCGACTGAACGAGCGTCTGGATGCCGAGGCCGCTGCGGCCGCCGCCGAACCCGGCGAGCAGGTCGCGGTTGCCGCGGACGGCTCCGACCTTCTCCATCGCCGAATGCAGAAGCTCGAGCACCTTGAGCAGCCCGTTCGGCTCGCGCAGCATCTTGCCGAGGCTGTCCGCGTCGATGCCCATGTCGGCGAGCGCCTTCCGCGCCTTCTGGGATGGCGACTGGATCAGCGCCAACGACATCCGGATCCGCGTCGCGGCCTCGTCGGCGCTGAAGCCGCGGTCAGTCAGGGTTGCCATCGCGGCGCCGAGAGAGGTGAGGTCAACGCCGGCAGCCGCGGCCGCGGGCGCGACGTTGCCGATCGAGCCGGCGAGGTCTTCCATGCGGACGTTGCCGGCGCCGACGGTGCCGACGAGGAGGCCCATCGCGTGGTCGTAGTTTTCGGCGCCCTTGATCCCGGTGACGACGACGGCGCCGAGCGCGGTCGCGGTCGATTCGAGATCGGCGATCCCCATCCCGGCGGCGAACGCGGCGATCCGGAGCGTGTTCAGCGCCTTCGCGTCGCGCAGGCCGAGCGACTCAAGGTGATAGAGGCCCTGGGCGAGCTGCACCGGACCCTGCGGGGCGATCTTGGCGAGCTGGAGCACCTCGCCGTTGAGCTTGTGTACCTCGCCGGCGCTGGCGCCGGCCTGGGTCTCGATCAGCAGCATCTGCTGCTGGAAGTCGACGCCGAGCTTGACCGCGGCCGCGGTGAGCAGCGCGGTCGGCGCGGTCACGAACCGCGTCAGGGTCGAGCCGACGTTCTTGGCGGCGCTCGCGTAGGCGGCGAGCCGCTGCTCAGCGGCGCGCTTGCTCGCGGCCGCGGCCGCGAGCTCGCTCTTGGCGAGCCCGTCGACCTCCGCCCGGTAGGCGAGTGTGGCGCGGCCGGCCGCGTAGGACTCGGGCCCGGCCTGGACGATTGCGCGGTTGAGCTTCTCCTGGGCGACGGCGAGCCGGAGCGCGTCGTCTTCCATCGCGCCGACGGTCCGGCCGTAGACGGCCTGGATCTCGACCATGTCCCCCTTGAACTGGCCGGTGTTCGCCTTGAAGACGACGTCGCCGCCGGCGATCGGCGTGTCATTGAACGCCATCAGCTGACCTGCCGTTGCAGGGCGAGCTCAGCCTGTTCGCGGCGTCGGAGCGACCCGTCGACCGCTTCCTGGGCTTGTGCTTGCTCGGCCTCGAGTGCCTTCTGGAGCGCGTCGGCGAGCTCGAGGTGCTCGAGCAACGCCTCCTCGATCAGAAACTGGAGCACCTCGTCATCGACCTCTCCGCCGCATCCGCATTCACAAGGCCTCGCCGAGGAGAACCGAGGAAAGGCGCCCCCGGGCCGCGAGGCATGCCGGGCAACCCGGATCGCATCCGTGCTCGTCACAAAAGGTGGCCCAGGCGTCTAGAGGCTCGACGCCGATCCGAACACCCGCGGCGTCGAACGTCTGACGGCCGGTGACGATCCGCATCAGCATCTCGAGGTCCTCCTCGGGTACCTCGTCGAGGTCGTCGACGCTCAGCGCGGGCTCGACGAGCGCCTCGGCAACGAGGTGCTTCGTCAGCCGGCCGAAATCGGCGATGTACTGGTTCGCTTTTTCTGCCGCCTGCTCGTCGCCGTGGCCGGCCTTGCTGAGCTCGGCGCCGATCGCGGCCGGGAGGCCGCCGTGCTCGAGGTTGACGACGTGCATCACGACGGCGTCGGTGAGGTCGTCGGGCAGTCCCTCGAGCCGCGCGAGCTGGGAGAGGCCGAGCACGCGCGCGAGGACGCGCTGGCCGGAGGGGAGCGTGATGCGGTGCGGGCCGCCGCGCTTTTTCCAGCTGCCGGCGGTTCCGGCCCAGGCCTCGGTCTTAGGCGTGCGCGTGTGTTCTTTGGCGGTGGTCGCCATGCTGTGCCTCCTCAGGCTGTGCGGGTGGTCGCTGTGCCCTCTCGGGCTGTGCGTGGCGGCGGAGCGCCGCGAGTTCGTCGTCGACCTGGGCGATGAGTTGCAGCGCCGCGCGGGTCTCGGACTGGGCTGCGCTCAGCGCACGCCTGGCGGCGTGCGCTTTGCGCTGGAGCTGGTCGATCTCGGCGATCGCCGGCCGGCCGGTGATCACTGCTACCTCGCCGTGACCGGCGTCGCGTAGCTGTTCTTGACGATGCTCTGGACGACGTCGCTGACGGTGGCGCTGCGCTTCGACTTGAAGTCGAAGGTTGCGGTCGCCGGCGAGCCGTCGGTCTTGATCGCCGTCTTGAAGTTCTGGATCCGCATCGCGGCGAGCGCGAACTTGAGCTCGAGCCCGGCGCCGCGGGTGAGGTCGATCGCAAGGGCTTCCTCGAAGATCGTCGTGGTGAGGTCGGTGCCGGCGGTCGAGCCGGTGTTCGCGGCGCGCCAGAGCGTGTCGTCCTGGAAGGCGACCTCGAGGTTGCCGGAGACCGCGAGCAGGCCGTTCGGGACGTCGAGGCTACTGAGCCCGTTGTCGCCGGGGAAGCGGCCGGTGTTGCGGTTGATCGTGAGCTGGAACTGGTTGACGATTCCGGCGTGTACGCCGGCGAGCGAGACGGCGAGCTCGGCCCAGGTGAACGGCTCCTCATCGACCTGGAGGCCGGTGAGGTCGGGCGCGCTGCCTGCGTCGACGGCGATCGCCGAGATCGCCTGCAGCGTGTATTCGCTTTCGACGAGGCCTCCGGGCTGGGCGGTGTAGACCGCCTGGCCGAATCTCACCCCGGTGTATTTCCAGCAGGCGATTCCCGGCCAGATCTGCCACACGGTGACGTAGGGCGAGCCGAACGGCGCGGTCGGGTCGATGTTCGCGGTGTGCGTGTATGGGCCGGCGCCGGCGTCGACGGTCTTGCCGAGCAGCGCGTTGAGGAAGAAGTCGGCCTCGGAGGGGCGCGCGTAACACTTGAAGGTGCCGCTCGGCTGCGCTCCGACGACGTTGTCGTCGGGCTCGACGGCGTTCGCGTCGGTCTCTGCGGCGGTGACGTACTGGACGCCTGGATCGAGCTGGCAGTCCTCGAGCGCGATCGCGATCGTGGGGGCCGCGGCGGGGGTGGCTTTGTCGGTCTGGACGCCGAACGCGAGAACTTCGACGTTGCCGGGGATCAGGCTCACGGCTGCTGTACCTCCTCGAGCATCGGGTCAGCGGCCAGGCGGGCCGCGACTCGCTCGTCGCTCGTCGTGTAGATGTCGCCGGCGCCGATGTGGACGCCGTCGGCGAACGAGACGCCGACCACGGGCTCGTCGTCGACCTTCGCGTTTGCGCGGATTTGGAAGCTGTGCGCTTCCGGCTCTGACTTCTTGCGCTTCTTCGCCATGCCCGCGCCTATCGGCGCGGTCTAGAGGCGTTCGATCCGCTCGAGCAGCTTGCGGCGGCCCGCTGTCCGTGCCTTGCCGAAGAAGCGTTCCGGCTGGATTCCTTTGCCGGCGACGTCGCGGCGGTGCGCGGCGTAGGTCGTGCCGCCTCTGGTGCCGACCCAGGTCTCTTTCCGCGGCCGCTTCAGGCGGCGTTTGCGGTTCCCGAGGGTGCCGCGGTCGAAGAACCAGGCGATCGGGGTCGTGTTCTCCTCGGCGGTGCCGCCGCGGCGGCCGCGCGAGCTCGTGCGGCGTGACTTTATTCCGGCGGAATATCCGTTGACGTCGCTGTGGGCGGGCACGATCTCGATCTCGAGGTCGATCGACGCGCCCTCGTTCGCGACGACTGCCGCTTCGGCGGCAGCGGCTTCGACAGCTTCCTTGGCGGCTAGCTCCACGCGCTGCTTGACCTCAGGGAACCGCGCGAAGGCCTTCACGGATGACGTGATCACGGCGTCGCGACTGATGCGGGGTTGACCGTCCAGGCGAAGAGCGACGCCTCGATGCCCCATTCCTCGCGGTCGGGGACGATCGACGTGACGCGGAAGTAGTAGCGGCCGTCCGGGTCGAGAGTCGTGCAGACGGGCTTCAGCGCCCTCATGAGGTCCCAGGCGGCCTGCTCGAGCGGGCCGTCGTCGCGCGGTTCGTGCGTGAGCGGTGCCGTCTTCGGGTTCTTCACGAACCAGCGGACGGTCATGAGGGGGTTGGCGAAGTTGATGTCGCCGGCCTCGCCGATGCCGGGCCAGAACACGGTGATGCGGTCATTGTCTCGGCTCGGCGCGTCAGGCCGGCGGCCGCTTTCGACGATCGCGTCCGGGAACTGGGTTTTGAGGTAGGCGACGAGCTGCGTGCGCCAGTCGGTGATCAGGTTGCTCACGAGCTGATCGAGCTCCCGCCGACGCCGCGCAGGCGGAAGCGGTCACGGACGTCGAACGCGGCCTTCAGGCTGCCGGCGAGGTTGAGCTCGGCCCGGTCGGAGGCGTCCGCGAGCGCGGTCCCGACCGCGGCTGCGTCGTTCAGGTAGCGGGCCAGCACGAGCGTGGCTACAGCGCGCGTGACGGTCTTCGGGATCTCGGGGAAGCCCCAGGTGCCGGTGACCTCGCAGATGAGGCGCGGGTTCTCGTCGGGGACGTAGGGGCCCCACTGGACGGCCGGGAACGCGAAGAAGGCGGGGTCGTTGACGAGCGGCGGGAAGTAGAGGCTGGTGACGGGCTCCCAGTCCTCACGGATTCGTGGCAGCTCGACCCAGCCGCTCGAGTCGAGTGTCTGCAGGACGGTGCCGTCCTGACCTTTGAAGACGACGGCGGTCGTGTCGGCGGCGTCGCCGATCATGAGCTCGCGTTCCTCGGCGACGATCCAGTCGACATCGAAGACGCGGGTGATGTCGGGGCCGGGCGTGATCGGCGTGATCTCGCGCCTGGTCGCCTCGAGGAAGTCGCGGGACTCGATCGTGACGAAGTCCTGCAGGGTCGCGTCGACGTCGGTGTCCTGGCCGACGTCGTAGCCGGGGACGCGCTCGACGACGTCGGCGATCGTGCAGAGGTCGCGAGGGTCGGTCGGCATCGCTTTCGTTTATCGCGCTAGCGGGGCGCCGGCTGCGGCTTCCGGGCACCCCGCGCGCGTCTCGAGGCAGGAGAAGGGCCTCGAGGGTTACTCGTCGCCCTGGGCGTTCTTGGCGGCGACGATCGCGTCGACGACGGCCGCCTTGTTCTGCAGCGCCTCGGGCGCTTCGACTCCGAGCTCCTTCGCGGCGGCGTTGAGTTCGTCGCGGGAGTAGCCCTTGAGCTGGTCGGCGAGATCTCCGTCGCCATCGTCGTCGGCCTTCTTGGAGGGCCTGCGGCCGGCGACCTTGCCGTCGACCTCGAAGCAGCCGGGATGTGCTTCGGCGACCTGCTCGGCGACGTGCTCGGGAACCTCGATCTCGTCGTCGACGCCGAGGTTGAAGGTCTCGCCGCTCTCGGGGTCGTAGCCGTTGAAGACGTCGTCCTCGCCCTCGTGGTTCAGGACGTGGGCGCCGCCGCGGTAGCTGATCGTCGTTGGGCTCACGTTGTCTCTCCTAGTTGTGGAGGGCCTGCCGGGCCCCAGGGTCAGAGGGCCCGGCAGGTGCTGCCGTGGATCAGGTCTTGACGTTGTACTGGATCGCGACGATCTTCTCGGTCGCGGCCGGCTGCACCGGAGTGAAGGCGCGGCGGAGGCTGATCTTGACCGCGTCCTGGTCGAACTCGCTGTACAGCTCGCGCAGGATCTCGAGCGTGAGGCCGCGGCGGGTGCCGGTCCGGAAGCCGGGCCGGTAGACCGTGATCGCCTCGGTGCGGTTCGTCGTCACGTTGTCGTAGACGCCGGTCGCGTTGAGGTCGACGTGCATCTTCTCGGACACGATCAGCGGCACCGAGTCGACGCTGCCGAGCTCGCCCCTGAGGATCGTGGCCTGCGGCCCGTACTTCTCCAGGGTCAGGACGCTCGTGTCGTCGAGGATGTCGATGTATTCGTTGATCGAGAGGATGTGCGCGATGTCGGCGGGATTGACGCCGTACTTGCCCATCAGCTTCCGGTTCGCCCTTACGCCGGAGACCGTGAGCTTCGCGTTGGCGAAGTCGGCCTTGGCGCCGGTCAGGGCGAGCTTGCGGAGGCCGTCCCAGTTCTTGAGCGGGTCGTCGGCGGCGTAGAAGCCGGCGGCGGTGTCCTGGGCGGCGGCGGTGTCGCCGTTGATCGCGGTGTCCTCGAGGTCGAAGAGCAGGTAGCGGGTGAGCTCGTCCTCCATGATCGGGAGCATCGCGATGATCGCGTCCTCCTCGGCTTCCTTGGAGACGAGCGCCTCGCCCCAGAACTTGGCGGCGGTCATTGTGACCTTGCGGGTCGCGATCTGGATCTTCTTGACCGCGGTCTGGCCGGTGTCGGCGTCGTTCTGGACGCCCTTGCCGAGCTTCACGCGGCTGACGCTACGGCCCGGGAGGACGAACGGGTTGGAGGGCATCGGCTGCTCGGTGAAGAGCGCGAGCACCTTCAGCTGCAGCTCGACGCGATCGATCAGGTCGGGGCTGAGCATGGTCGGCACCCAGTCGGCGCCCTCGCTGGCGTTGTCGGTGTTCAGGGCGGCACCGATCATGGGCCGGTAGTTCTCCTCGTAGTAGCGCGTCTCGGATGGCTTGCAGTCCTTGATCGCGCTGATCATGAGGAGGTGGTCGCCAGCCTTCTGGAACCGCTCGATCTCCTCCTTCGACTCACGCACGAGCGGCGCGATCGCGCCGGCGGGCGTCGAGTGGAGGGCGGCGAGCCGATCGACGCCGGTCTTGCCGAGAGCCTCGGCGACCGTGTCGGAGGGAGCGACGCTGCGGCGCGGCGCCTTCTCGTCGGCCTGCGCCTGCTTCTCGAGCATGTCGGTGACGATGTTCTCGACCGTGGACCTGTCGACGGCGTCCTTCCGGTACCCGTCGACCGCCTCGGTCAGCGTCGCGACGGAGCCCTTCAGCTCGTCGAGCGCGGCGGTGTACTCGGTGCTTTCTGCCATCGGTGGTTCAAGTCCTTTCGGTCGTGGTGTCGTCGTCTGCTTGTCGGAGCCGGCCAGCCGCCGCGGCGATGCTGGCCGTGAGCTCAGCGAGCTCGCTGCTTGCTTCCTCGCTGACCTGGTCGTTCTCGGGCGGGTCTTCCGGGGTCTCAAGCTGGGCGTCGAACCAGCCGACTCCACTGCCATCGCCGAGGTCGTGCGTGTGGCCGCCTTCGTGGCCGGCGGCCTGGTCGCAGCGGATGATGCCGTCGTCCCATGTATCAGTGGCCTGGCAGCGCTCCCCGGCATCGGGGTGGACGACGGTCCCGGCGGCGCCCTCCAGGGTGTCCGGGCCCAGTTGGAGCGCCGCCGAGCTTCTGCCAACGCGGGCGCGTGAGGGCGCGTGCGCGAGCCGCGTGATGGTCTCGTCGAAGCTGCCGACGCGGTCGGCGAGGCCGAGGTCGACGGCCTGCTGGGCACCGAACATCAGGCCCTGGCCCCATTTCGCGTGGACCTGTGCGGCTGTGACGCCGCGACCCTTGGCGACGTCGGCGTCGAACATGCGCCCGAAGTCGTCGACGGAGGCCTGGATCTCGGCTTCGGCGGCGTCGCTGAGCGGCTCGTAGGGGTAGCCGTTCGCCTTGTTCTCGCCGTAGGTGATCATCGTGGTCGTGATGCCGGCGGCGTCGAGTGCGCGGCTGATGTCCTGGTGGACGGCGATGACGCCGATCGAGCCGACCTCGCCGGAGGGCGTGACGACGACTTCGTCGGCCTGCGCGGCGATGTAGTAGGCGGCGCTGGCGGCCATCGTGTCGGCGAGTGCGACGATCGGCTTGCCCTGGCCGCGGGCGTTGCGGATCATCGCCGCGGTCTCGGGTACGAGCGCGACGTTGCCGCCGGGGCTGTCGATGTCGAGGAGGATCGCGCTGACCGCGTTGTCGGCGAGCGCGGCCTGCAGCTGCGCCTGGAATGACGTGAGGCCGACGCCGCCCGAGATCTGACTGAAGAGCGTGGCGCGCGGCATGATCACGCCGTAGAGCGTGATCACGGCGACATCGCCGCCACTTCCGGGGACGGTCGCATAAGGCGGCCGTCCGTTGCCGGGTCTGGCGGCTTCGATCCGTTCGACGATCTCGGCGTCGTCGAGGCGGTGGCCTTCGGCGCGGAGCGCGAGCAGCTCGACGATGACGGCGAGCTTGGAGGGGAGGATCGCCCACGGCGTTTCGCAGACGGCCTGCAGGATGCGCCGGTAGCGGAGCTCGCTCGAGGAGGCGGGATCCATCGCGTTGTCTGTCGGCGGTCAGCCGGCGGTGCCGACCGATGGGTCCTTGCTGGGCGGGTTGTACGTCGGGTCGTCGACGCGGGAGTCGGGCGGCAGGTTCCGCTTCTTGCGGACCTCGGAGGGCAGCTCCCAGAAGCGGCCGCCGGTCGCGAGAGCGTCGAGCTTCGCCTCGGTGAGCGGGTCGACCGCGAGGAAGTCGGCGCGCTTGAACTTCGGGAAAAACTGCGGCTCGACGTCGCCGGCGCGCATCGGGAACAGGTCCTGGTCGCCGCCAAAGGTGAGCTCGATCAGCGCCCACTCGGGGTTCATGCTGAACATCAGGTGGCGGAGCGCTTCGCCCTCGAGATTCTTGTAGGTCATCGAGTCGCCGGAGGAGGCGCCGAGCATCGACGGCCAGAGGCCGAACCAGCGGGTGATCTGCTGCAGCGTGTGGTTGCCGCTGGCGACGAACTCAGCATCCGGCAGGGAGAGCGAGAGCGGTGTCGGCTTGACACCCTGCTCGAGGATGGCGGTGCGCCAGGCGTTGCGGAAGCCGCGTTGGACGCGGTCCCAGTCGCGACGCATCCGCTTGCGCGCGGTGTCGCTGATCGGGGTGTCGCTCGTGAGGACGAGCGGCGGGATGCCGCTGTTCTTCCAGAAGACGTTGAGGAAGTGGTCCATCGCGAGGCCGGCGCCGATCGACTCGCGGGCCATGCCGATCGGGGACAGGCCGACGAGGCCGTCGAGGCCGAAGCCCTGGAAGTGGATGATCTCGCCGCTCGTGAATGGCTCGGCGTATTCGCGGCCGCTGTCGGCGTCTCGAACGTAGAAGTGCTTCTCGCCGTCCTCGCGGATGACGCGGACGCAGTCGGCGGGGATCGGCCACAGCTCGGAGACGAGATCGTTGCCGTTCGCGTCGACGACGCCGGAGAAGCTCTTGCCGAGGTAGGCGTTGCCCTGCGCGTTGAGCTGGGTCGAGATATGGCCGAGCAGGTTGGCGCGGTTCATCTCGGGATTCGGGCGCGAGAAGAGCTTCGTGCCGCGGTGGTTGCGCGCGGGCTGGGAGTTGTCCTCGTCGAGGCGCTCGTAGATCCGGATCGGCGTCATCCAGGTATGCCAGGCGCGGAGCCGGATGCACTGCCAGACGGCGTCGAAGCGGAGTGCCCGCTCGACGGTGACGGTCTTGCCGGACTGGGTCGCCGAGCTCCAGAAGGGGTAGCGGTTGACCGACTGGTACGGGTTCGGTCCGATGGGCGACGCCGCGGCGGCGCGAATGCGGCGGGCGAGCGCCACGGTCAGTCGTCTCCGTCGTCGTCGGCGTACCAACGCTCGACGATCCTGGTGGCCGGCTCGTCTCCGTCCGGTCCGGCGAGCGTCAGTCCCAGCGCGAGAAGGAAGACGCCGCCGGTGAATGGAGCCGCCGGCGGAAAGATCCAGCCGCATGCCGCCGTGATCGAGGCGAGCCCGGCCAGCACGAGGACGTCCGCGGTGATATCCGTCGACGGCCGGCGCAGCCGTAGATGCGGTCGCGGGAGACGGAGCCGTGGTCGTGGTCGCCGCCTGAGCAGCTTCTGGAGCGAGTTTGGGATCACGTCGAGGGCGTCGTTCTCGCGCTCGAGCTGCTCTGGCGCCATCAGTCCCACTCGTCCTCCTCGTCGTCGCCGAGCTCGATCTCGGGCTCGTCCTCGCCGACGTCCAGGCCGAGCAGCTGGGCGAGCTCCTCGCTGTAGGGGATCGCTTCGCTCGTCCGTCCGTCTTCGGGCTCGGCGTCGCCGACAGGCTTCCGGGTCGGGCCCTCGAAGACCTCGATCCCGCGCTCCTCGTAGACGCTCACGGTTTGCCTATCGGGCTGCGCGCGCCCGTTGGCGATGATCTCCGCGGTGCCGCCGTCCATCGGCTCGGACTGGTTGCGCTTCTTGATCGCCCAATAGCCGTCGCTGGTTTTGTCGCCGACGATCGCCTCGACATGCTCGGTGGTGACGAGATCTCCGTCGGTGACGATGCGGCCGGCGTGGACGTCGCGGTAGAACCGCTGCACATAGTCGCGCATGTCGTTGCTCTGCGGGTAGACCGGGGCGGTGAGGAAGCGTTGGCCGAGACGCGCGAGCTCGCCGCCGAAATAGTTCGGGTCGCCGACGACCGCGCGGACCCGGAGGCCGTGCACGTCGGCGAGCTCATGGATGAACCGCTCGGCGACATGCTCGTTGCCGAGCGCGTCGTAGAAGTCGTCGACATAGACGTGCGCGGGCGCGGCC